TCTATGTAGAACTACGATCAAGAGCTGCTTATCCACTTTAAATAAATTAAATGTTGTCAAATCTTTTAGAGGTAAATCTGGTAAGACTTATATTGTTAATGAGGTCTTTTTAAAAGCTGAGAAGTTATTTAAGATAGACGTTAAACCTACACAAGATAGTCGTTTTACGCCTATATTAGAAGAAACAATATACAATAATAAAATAGATGAAATAATAGGTAAGAATAGAGGTAATTTAGATAATACAATAAATGAATTAGCCACTCTACCCCTGCCTGACCTTAAATCAGATACTAAGAATGTCTATTATTGTAAACTAGCTATTGAGAGAAAAGAGGAACTAGCTCGTCAAAAAAATATAGTAGATCCCAAGATTATACAAAGGGAACTAAAGAAGATAACAAAGGAAAAGAACTTCGCTTATAAAAGAAAGAAAGAATATAATATAAAACATGGAATAAAACCTTGGGAAAAATAAAGATACAATGTGAGGCAATCGCAAGGCACTCAGGAAAAAGATGTAGGTGTAAAGGGTACTTCACTCCAACGTCAAGACGTATGCTTTGTACCTATCATAAAGGTAGTAAATCTTGGAATCATAAGACCAGAAAGTATATGGGTTTATACAGAAACAATAGAATAGATATACAATCCAAAATTAATATGTTAAAAAACTTAAAAAATTTTAAGTCCAAATCAGAAGATGAAATCAAAAGATATATCCAAGACCAAGAGCAAAGAGCTAACACTCTCAGATACAGAACTAAATACTTTAATAGATCGTATTCACGATGGCGAAACTCTGTACGAATTGGCAAAAGATTTACAGATCAAATTGACAACGCTATACAAATACTTAGATCAAAACCCAAAGACAAAAGAGAGATTTGAACTAGCACAGGAAAGAGGTATTAAGACTTTAGTTGAGAAGATGCTAGTCCTATTTAATAATGATAACCCTGATGTTGATCCTAATATGCTAGTCTTTATTAGAGAGAGAGCAAACTATTTAAAATGGTTAGCTCCAAGAGTATCTTCTCTCTTTACTGAAAAGCAAAAGATTGATGTTAAATCAGATAGTAATATTAGAATTTCCTGGGAAGATAACCAGAATAACTTGATTGATGTATCAGGGGATATAACTGACATACCCCCTGATAATAAAGATTAATTAATCAAATTTACTTGGTGTATATTCTTGGACAAACTCTCTACCAAGTTTCGATACTTCATCTGCAAATCCACACCATTTATTATTTTGATATACTAAATCCAACCAATCTTTTTTTTTCATATTTTCTGCAATATGTTTTTTTTCTAGTATCTGCCATAATACTTTACTGGTATCATATTTAGCATAAACTGTACCATCATCATTTGTTATTGTTATTGTTGCCATTCTAATACTCCATTTTAGATTCAAAGCTAACTTCTATTTTATTATAAGGATCTCTATCATGGCAATTTTTTAATTGTAAATATAACTCGCCAAGATCAAAGCAATCATCATTAAATAAAACTTTCTTTGTTATCTTTGGTGTAGCATACTTGATATGCTTTTTCTTTTTGTGATCGTAATAACTATCATCAACCCTTACTGATGATATTCTCACATTGTCGTAGGTTATCATAGCTTTCCCTTTCATTGTTTATTGTTTGTTTTCCTAGTCGTATATTTTGTTGAGTAAGTTTTATAAGGTTCATAATAAAACCACTTGTTATATCTTGCTCATCAAAATCTTGTTGTTGTAGTTTTTTATTCATTCAAAATATTATAGCTCCCAAGATAAAACTAGCAATAGCAATTACTATTTCTGTTCGATATAATAATGACCAAGCTGCTAAATCTTGTTTCCATTTTTTATTATTGATTGTTATTTGTTTGCCAAATAATTTAATAATCATTGTTGCTTACCTCTTTTATAATCAAACATAAGTTTATCACCATTTACATAAATACCTACATTACGTAGCATTTTAAATTGGCTAGGTTTTACTTCTTCCATACTTTCAAAACTTACCAATCTTGTATAGCAATTTTTCCAATATGTACCCTTCCAATCATTACTATCTGATTTTTTTATTTTTTGTAAAAAGAATTGAGATAATATTTTGTGATCATCTTTATCATCTTTATAACCCATATCTTTTAAATTTTTATCTGAATAGATATATCTATCAAAATATTCATCTTCCCCTGATCTTGTCATAAATTTACATAACCAATATTTTTGTTTTTTATTTTTCATTATTCCCCCTTATCTTTTCCATCTATTTAAAAATTTAATTTTATCATGGTTATCTTGTTGAAATTCTATTAACCAATCTAAAACTTTAGAAACATCTGACACATCATTATCAAAATCTTTGTCATAATCTTTGTCTAAAGATTTGCTCATAACATCATACATTAATTGTAAGTCTTTCATTATTCCCCCTCGCTTTCTGTGTCATCTTGAATTGTCAATTCTACTTGTTCATTAACTTCAATTATTGTTTCATATTGACAACCATTTAAAGTATGATCTTTTAAATAATAAAACCTTAAATCTTTATTTTGATCACAAGATTTTAATTTTTTTATTAAGTCTTTTACTTTCATTATTCCCCCTTGTTTTCTGTGTTTTCTTCTTCCTGTATTAACTCGCCTTGATAATAGCCTTCTTTAATACATTTTGCTATATGTTCTAAATCAGCTTCATTAGGTTTAAAATTTGGATAATCATCTATTGTTAATCGCCACCAGCTTGTTTTCATATCACACCCCCCTTCAATTCAATTATTAATTGGTTGATTTGATCTGCATGTTTTAAACCTAGATATATTAAATAAAACATACCTAGAAATAAAACATAATCTAAAAAGTTTAATATGTTTTTAATCATACTGCCTCTTTCTTTTCATTATCATTCAACCATTCATAAGCTACACCAATAAGTCTTTCATATATAGCTGTTCTGATTATGTCGTGGACATTTGGATTTTGAGGTAATAGTCCATGATCATCAACTTCTGATAAAGTATGATCACTTCCTAATACATCTATTAAATCACCATTATATATAGGAACATAACCATCTGCATATTCTGTAATTAAATCACTTGGATATTCATGTTCCAATATTTCTTTTTTGTTGTCGTTTAACTCTTCAATTAGATCCTTTTCTAATTGGTACATTGTTGTTTTATCTGTCATTGTTTTCCCTTTCATTTGTTAATATACAAATCATATACATATATATTTATTGTAGTCAATACAAAAAGTATATTTTTTTTATGTGTGATATTTATGCAACATTAAACCAGGTTTAATATTAATTGTGTCATATTTGCAACATGTTGTAATTATGCAACACTTGTAGTTTAGAATAATTCTAATGTAATTTAATTAAAAATAATACTTGCATATATATAAATTGGATATATAAAGAGATTAAACAAATAAACAAAGAGGTAAACAAATGACTAAATTTAATACATTAATCAAGTTTAAAGATGGTTCACATATGTATCATAGAAATCATATTGAGGCATTTAACAACGCAAAAGCAAAAGGATTAGAAGATCCTTCAGCTTGGATGTATATGTATTCAATATCTAATTTTGATTATTTTAAAAATATTAATTTTAGAAATTATATTAGATTTCCAATTAATGTTGAATCAAAAGAAGACATTGTTTCAACTTATGATGATTTTATAGATAGTAAATACAAATCAAAACAACTTTAATAATAAACAAATTAAACGCCAGTAATTAATTTTATTGGCGTTTTTTTTTGTGCGATCCTGGAATAATAATTATAAATAAAGTTGCAATTCTTTTATACAACGCCACGCCTGGCGTTAGCGTTATATAATCGGTCAGTATTATTGACCTATCTACAATGAAACCTTAATAGGTTTGATAATCTTTATTTATCAGAACCCCAAAACATATAATTTATAGAGCTACAACCTACATTTTTGACATTGCTTGACCCCCTATACCCCTAGCGACACGCACCATTTATTATATATATATACATGGGACTCGAGGACACCCTTATACACACCCACATCTTCATCTTGCCAGACCACCAATAATAAACTAGATATAGTATATGACTCCTTTTTCATTAGACGATATAGAATCAGTTGCTTATGTTGATAAAAACAACAATGATGTCATAATTAAGTTTGTTGGTTT